GCCGCCCGGGCGGCGAGGTGCAGGCAGTCGTGCCGGACTTCCGGCGGGTGAGGTTCTTTGCGCATGTTCGCTCCGGAGGTCTGTCATGGTCACACCGCTGAGCACGCAAACGCAAGTGACGACGACGCCACAGAGCATCTATAAATCCGTGCAGATGGCCGGCGGCAACCTGTTCGCGCTGGCGGCGCTCGAATTGGGCGATGCGACGCAATGGAACCGCATCGCCGCGCTCAACGGGCTCTACGACCCGATGATCACCGGCCTGGTGACGCTATGGATCCCGCCGGTCAATGCCAATGCCGGGAATGGGGGTATCCGCACGAGCTAAAGCGCCGCCCCGCTCCGGCGCGGCCCGGTGATCGTCAGCCAGGCGTTTCAGGCTGATGGCGATCGACAGCAGCGCCGGCAGCAAATCGTTCTGCTGTTCCAGGCTGCCGGCGACGGCGGCTACTTCCGGTTCCAGAAGCGCATGTGGACCAGTCATTTCGTCTCTCCGGACATCCGTGAAATCCGCAACGCGTTGCGGATTTGCGGTCATGCTGCCGGCCGCTCGCCGGTCAATGCCAACGCCGGCAACGGCGGAATCAGGACGAGCTGAGGTTTCGGGCGCGCACAACGACGGGCACCATCTTGTCGCCGACGACCTTCATCGTCGTGACCCTTTCGTACTTCTTCACGCGCTTCGCCTTGGCGGAGCCACCGCGCCAATCGCGGACTTCCTCGCATCGCAAGCCTGCTGCGATCTGTAGCGCCACGTCCTGCGAACCCACGCGGCACACCTCCTCGCCGTTGCCGGTTCGGGCGTGAACCACGAGCACTGCGAACTCCGTCTTCCTGGATTTCATGCCGCTCGCTCGCGTTCTCGTCTGGGCCATCAGCGGGCTCTCTTCGCCAGCGCCAGGAACACCACGGTCGCGAACATTCCGGCGACGTAGCCCTCGATAAAAACACGTATCCAGTCGATCCAGTCCATCGGGGAGTCTAGCATATGGCCGGATTCACCCGCCAGCCGCGCTGCACCGTCAACGGCTATATCCCGGTCGAGTGTTCGATCCACACCTCGCAACATCAGACCGCCGACACCTTTGCCGCGACGTTCGCGCTCGACGATCCCGCCACTCCCGGTGCGGCCTGGTGGGCGAATACTGCACCGATCAATGTCACCATCATGGCGACCAATGATGCCGCGACCGGCTCGATGACGCAGATGTTCCAGGGCGGCGTCGATAAAGTCGATATCAACTGGAACAAGCGCCTGGTGGAAATATCGGGACGCGACAATACCTCGGAAATGCTCGAGGCGAAGACCAACGAGAAATGGCTCAACAAGCAGCCGCAGGACATCATCACCGATCTGGCCGGCCGGGTCGGAATGACGGTGCAGTTCTCCGGCACGCCGCCCGATCGCGCCGGCCTGCGTTATAACCAGGATTACAACCGCATCAGCGAGCTCGACTCGTACTGGAACGTGATCGTCCGGCTGGCGCGGGAAATGTCGTGCATCGCCTACGTCAAGGGCACGGTGCTCTATATCCAGCCATGGGACTACATCGGCGGCGGCGATTTCGCGATCACCTATGTGCCGCCCAGCGCGACGGGAGCGGCGCTGGGCAACGTCATCAAGCTCGCCACCGCGCGCGACCTGGTGGTGGCGCAGGACGTCGAGGTCACCCATCAATCGTGGCAGCAGAAGCAAGGCCAGGCCATCGAATCGAAATGGTATTCCGCCGGCACCGGCGGCCTGTTCAGTCATCGGCTCAAGGCAGCGAATCTCACCAAGCAGCAGCAGGACGCCGTCGCGGCGGGACGGCTCGAGGAGATCACCAGCCACGAACGCACCCTGACTTTCGTGACCTACGGCGACGTGACGCTGCAGCCCGGCATGAGCGTCACGCTTTCGGGCACCGGCACGGCGTTCGACATGACGTACGTGATTTCCGACATCGAGCACAACTGGTCGTGGGCGCAGGGCTATCTGATGACGGTCAACGTCCGCAACAAGGATCCGGGCCGCGCCAAGACGCAGATCAAGTGAGGACGCCGCCATGAGCTGGCACGAGGCGCTGGTCAACATCATCCATCGGGAAGTGCTGCGGGTGCTGCACCGTAACACGCGGCGCACGCCGGTCATCGTCGACAGCTACGATCCGGTGAACTATGCCGCCAAGTTCAAGCTGATGCCGGATTCGGTCGACACTGCCGTCATCACCGGATTCGTGCCGCTGCATACGATCCAGTCCGGCAACAATTACGGCTGGCACGCACCGCCCAACATCGGCGATCACGGCTGGCTCGACTTCCACGAGGACGACCGCGAGGGCGGCACGTTCACCGGCGCCGCCTTCAATGACCGGTTCAAGCCGTTGCCGACGCAGCCCGGCGAGCTGCAGTACCAGAGCATCTGGGGCCATGTCATCTATCTCCGGCAGGACGGCTCGCTCACGCTCAAGAACGGCGCCAGGTCGGGCGCCGGGGGCACCGCCGCGAACCCGCCGGCCGGCACCAGCCAGCAAAGCTCGGTCGTCCTCGATCCAGCGGGCGACATCACCCATACCGCCGCGAACAACATCACCCACACGGCCGCCGCCGCCATCAGCCTGACGGCCAGCGGCGGCAACGTCAATGTCAAATCACCGGTCGGACTGTTGCTGGCGGGTTTGAGCGGTGCCGGGAGTACGCTTATCCAGAGTACGGCAACCACGCCGACGACGTTTGCGTTGCCGCCGAACAATGGTTCTTCCGGCCAGGTCCTGCAAACGGACGGCGCCGGCAACGCGTCGTGGGTCACTCAGCCCGTCGCTACGGTAGCGCAGATTCAGAACAATACCCCCGGCCTGCTGCTGACGACTGACAAGTCCTGGGGAGCCAATGTGCCCGTCAATGGTCCGGCGACGTCGGGAACGATCGTCCTGGACCTCAGCGATGGTATTAATTGGATTATTGGCCTGACTGGTAATGCCACCATCGAGTTTACCGGGGGCGCTGCTTACGGACAAACCGGATATGTATTCGTGTGGTATGACGGGTTTATTGTCGGCACCAACACTCTTGGGTTTTCCGTGGGCAGCGACTATTCAATCATCGCTTACCCGAATGATGTCGTGCCGGCGCTAAACCTGAACAGCAACACCATATTTTCTTATATTACGTTTGTTAATCTGCCATCATCCGGCCAACTATACCTGTCTAAGGCATTCTGATGGGATTCCTTCCGTTCCTTAATACGCCGCACGGCGGTGCAGTAACTCCGGGCTCTGAAAACTTTACCATCGCCGGCAGTTTTCCTTTTTTGGTCCCCAATTACAACACCATCACCGTGACTGTCGATGGTGCCGGGGGCGGCGGCTACACTGGACACCCCGGCGGATTCGGCGGTACGGGTGGTAATTCTGAGTTTGCATCGTCGACGCCTGTTATTGGTGAGGGAGGCGCTGGCGGTAACTCAGGGGGTTCTGTGGGTGCCGCATCCGGCGGGAATGTATCCAACACTGCGGGTGGCGGGGCTGCCGGCGGCTCAGGTAGTCTTAGTGGCGATGCAGGCGGCAAAGCTGTCTCCACATGGACTTCTAGCACATCAGGATTCCCAGCCGTAGGCACCAATATCACTGTAACAGTGGGCGCAGGCGGCCTGGGAGGTGGTACCGGCGGGGCAGGATCTGCTGGCTCTGTTAGCATTTCCTGGAGCTAGTTACGTTACCGCAACCGTGGGGTCCGGCTCCGATATGGCTATTGCCGTGACGGTATTTACCTGATGGCCAGCTGGCCAGCCAATTCCTAGTTCTCCGCCGCGAAGAACGCATGCGCCGCCGCGACGCTGTCGCAGAACCGCGCGCGCGGAACGTCCACGCACAGCAGCAGCAGATGTCCGGCGGCCGGCCACCGCGATGCGATCTCATTGGCCTGTTGGGTCGAGAACACCACGGCCACGTGACCTTCGATGCCGGCTGGCAGTCCTTTCGTGATGTTGCTCTTGTCAATCATGATTGCAGGGATGCACGCCATTGTCCGACCTCTTCGTGTGGTGGCAGCAGGATCTCACGATCCTGCCGTCGGGCGATCTGATGGTCTGTCGCAATATTGAACCGACCGGCTCCGTCATGCCGTCGTCGGCGACCGTCGAGGGCGAGCAGCGGGTGCTGCGGCGGCTGCTCACGCCGCCGCGCTCCTACATCTGGCATCTCGAATACGGCGCCGGCCTGCCCGGCTATGTCGGCCAGCCCGTCCTGCCCGGCGCGCTCAACGCGATCATCATCTCACAGATGCTATTGGAGGATACCGTGGCGCGTGACCCCCTGCCGACCGTGACGACGTCGCCGATCGTGGACGGCATCGCCACCAACATCAGTTACAAGGACAACAATGTCGGCCGCATCGTCACGCTCGGGTTCGACATCAATGCATGACCTGCTGGCGTGGCTCAACGGCAACCAGCCGGCGATCACGGCGGTTGCGTCCATTCTCGTCGCGTTCGCCGCCGTGATGACCTGGCTGTGCACCGTGAAAGCCTATTGGAGCACCCGCGCCAACGTCCTTGTCGTGGAAAGCAAGCTCGACGGGCTGCACGTGCAGATCAATTCGCGCATGGACCAGCTCCTGGCGGCAGCGCGGGCGGCCGGCATCATCCAGGGCCATGCTGACCGGCAGGGCCATGCTCGCCGGCAAAAGGATCAAGCCGGCGGTGACGGCCCGTAAAGCCGATTGTGCATTTCGATCTGTTCCGGATCGTCGGGCACCATCGCCCAGCCGTCGCAACCCGTCTCGCCGCAGGCGCAGGGCATTGCGACGCGGCGGTCTCCCGCAGTCTCGATGCCGTTCGCAGTGCGGCTGAAACGGGGGCGCCCGAAACCGGGGCTTACGTTCTTCAAATAGTGGTCGATGAATTCGTCTTTCGTCATGGATCACCTTTCAGGGCGCGGCGAGGACTTAGCCGATGGCAACGCTCACCACAAAGAATTTCACGGTGCTGGTCCAGGAATGGGCCGCGGTGTGCCAGTCGAGCGTCGCGGCAGTGTTCCCGACCCAGGTGCTCAGCTTCACCAAGGGGGCGGTCTTTAGAGCGTTGGCCGAGGCGCAGGCCTCCGTCTCGCTATGGCTGCAGGGATTGATCCTGCAGCTTCTCACCGTCACCAGGCTCGCCACGTCGCAGAGCACCGACGTCGATTCCTTCGTCAACGACTTCGGCCTCACCCGGCTGCCCGGCAATGCCGCAACCGGGTTCGTCACGTTTTCGCGGGCGACGCCGGCCAACCCGGCCGTGATCCCGGTCGGCACCATCGTGCAGTCGGCCGACGGGACGCAGAATTTCACGGTCTATGCCGATCCGACCAACCCGGCTTATTCGGTCAATGCCGGCGGTCCCGGCGTCGCCGGCTTCACCATCCCCGCCGCGGTATCCAGCCTCAATGTCGCCGTGCAGGCCGTCAACCCCGGCACCTTCGGCAACATGCAGATCGGCGCCATCACGATTCTGCAGACCGGCATCTCGGGCGTCGATACCGTCACCAACCCCGCAGCCTTCACCAACGGCTTCAATGCCGAGACCGACGCCGCGCTCAAGGCGCGGTTCGTGCTCTACATGGCCTCGCTCGCCAAGGGCACCGAGGGCGCGATCGAATTCGCGATCGTCTCGGTGCAGCAGGGCATGCAGTTCCAGCTGATCGAGAACCCGCCGCCTGCGCCCGGCTTTCCGCCGGCAGTGACGGTCTATGTCGACGACGGTTCCGGCGCCATCCCGCCCGCCACGCTGACGGCGGCGATGACGGCGGCGATGGCGGTGCGCGCTGCCGGTGTCAGCCTCGGCGTGTTCGCAGCGACGATGCTGCAGGCCAACGTGGTGATGACCATCGCGACGGCGCCCGGCTACATCCACGCGACCGTGGTCGCGCAGGTGATCGCGGCGGTCACGCTGTTCATCAACGGCCAAGGCCTCGGGGCGACGCCGGCACTGGGCCAACTGTCCTACATGCAGGTCGCGTCGATCGCTTTCGGCGTCCCAGGCGTGACTGACGTCACCTCTTATACGCTCAACGCCGCCGCTGCCGACCTGGTGCCTGCACAAGGCGCCGTCATCAAGTCCGGCTCCATCGCCATTTCCTGACCGGCTCACGAGCCAAATCCGCAACGTGTTGCGGATTTGCGGTCTGCTCTCCCCGGGAACATTTGAGGGCGCGGCATGTCGGCGATCGGACAGAACGGACCGGCGACCGGCCAGATTCCCGACATTCTCAACCGCCTGCGCGCGGCGCTGGCGCCCTGGTTTCCGGATCCGGCCAACGCGCCGGTACTGACATCGGTGCTCACCGCACAGGCCGATGCGTTCGCCTTCGTCTACCAATATCTGCAATTCGCCGCCCGGCAGACCCGCATCAAGACGGCCACCGGCGGCTGGCTCGATCTGATCGCGTGGGATTTTTTCGGCGCCAACTTCCTGCGCCGGGCCGGCGAGCCCGACGCGTCATTCCAGGCGCGCATCCTCAAGGAACTGGTCCGGCCGCGGCAGACCCGGGCGGCGCTGGTCCAGCTCATCACCGATCTCACCGGCAATGCGCCGCAGATCCAGGAGGCCTGGAACCCGCAGGACTGGGGCTGCTACGGCAACGTTCCGGGCTCGGGCTGCGGCTACGGCATGGCCATCGGCTACGGCTCGCTGCAGTATCCCAACCAGGTCTTCATCAGCACCATTCAGACCGGCGCCGGCATTCCGAACGTCGCCGGCTATGGCGCCGGAAACGGCGGCGGCTACGGCGCGTGCGGCTCGCTGTCGGAATACGCCGACATCTCGCAGACCGTCGGCGCGGTGACACCGGCCGAGGTCCTTCTGCGCATCTCGCAGACAGTCGCCGCAGGCGTTACCGCGTGGGTCGATATCGTCGGCGCATTCCCGTCCCTGCCCGCCTATCCGCCGCCGCCGCCCAACCGCGACTGGCCCAATCCGCGCGGCGCCGTGCCGGCGATCGACCTGCGGACGTGGACGGCCTCGCCGCTGCCCAACCTCTATGGCCTCGACGTGCTGCTCTACGGCCTCGGCCGCGGCCCGGTCTACGACTATCCGAATCCGCGCGGTGCCGTTCCGCCGGTCGACCTGCGGACCTTCATCAACCGGGGCGGCCAGGCCGGTCTCGCCGACGTGCTGCTCTACGGCCTCGGCCGCGGCCCGGTCTACGACTGGCCGAATCCGCGCGGTGTGGTCCCCGCCATCGACCTGCGGACCTTCATCAACCGGGGCGGCCAGGCGCAGTTCGCCGGCCTCGACGTCATGCTCTACGGCGCCGGACATGCGCCGGTCTATGACTACCCGAATCCGCGCGGCGCCGTCCCGCCGGTCGACCTCAAGACCCACGTCAATCCGGGCGGCCAGGCGCGCTTCCTCGGCCTCGACGCGATGTTCGGCGGCCCCGGCGAGACCCATCCCTACGACTGGCCGAACCCGCGGCCGGCTCCGCCCGGGCCGCTCGATACCCGCACCTGGATCAATACCGCATTCGCGCTGATCAACGCGCCGCCGCTCCGCACTTACGACTGGCCGCATCCGCGGGGGCCGCAGGCCGCGGCCGTCGATACCCGCACCTGGATCAATGCCGGCGGCGCGCTCCCGAACGCGGCGATGCCCTGGTAATGGGAGGCTGACATCGACAGACAAACCATCTATTTCGGGCAGGTCCCGCTCGAGACCGACCTGCTGCACACCAATCAGAACACGATGGTGGCCATCGCCAAGCTGTCGGCGGCCGTGCTCGGCATCACCACCACGGTCAACGGCTTTGCCTGCACGCCGACCACCCCGGCGACGCTGAGCGTCGTGCTGACGGCCGGCGAGGTCTACCAGGTCGAAAACCTGGAGCAGTCATCGTAGTCGTCGCTGCCGGCGAATCTCGCCTTTTCGATCGTCAAGCAGGGAATCCAGCTCGGCAACGTGACGTTCGGCATCACGCCGCCCGCCACGTTCGGATTCAGCCAGGTCTTCCTGCTTGAAGTGCAGTACCAGGACCTCGACACCGGCCTGGTGACGCTGCCGTACTTCAACGCGACGCCAGGCCAGCAAGGCGTGCCGTTCATGGGACCCGGCAATTCCGGCACCGCGCAGAACACGGTGCGCCAGGGCGCGGTCGCCGCCCAGCTCAAGGCCGGCATTGCCGCCTCGACCGGCACCCAGGTCGCGCCCACGGCCGACCCCGGCTGGACCGGCCTGTTCCTGATCACCGTCGCCTTTGGCGCGACCACCATCACGGCGGGCAATATCGTCCAGGCCAATGCCGCGCCGTGGATCCCGGCGACGCTGCCGCAGGTGCCGCCCGGCGTGCTCAACGGCTCGTGGATTTACGCGCAGGATACCGGAACGGCCAACGCCTATAGCGCGACGGTGAGTGTCCCGGGGTTCGTCCCCAGCCAGCTGGTGCCCGGAATGCAGGTCCGGCTCAAGATCAAGACGACCAACACCGGCGCGAGCACGTTCAACTTCAATAACCTCGGTGCGGCCTCGATCCTGCGCGGCAACATGGCGGCGCTGCAGGCGAACGACCTCACGGCCGGCGCCGTCGTCGATCTGTCGTGGGACGGCACCGAATGGCAGATCAGCAATTACCTCGGCATCGGCTCATCGCCCACCAACAACTTCTTCTCGACGACCGGGCTGCCGTACTGCGCGGATTCGTCCAGCGCGGCGAACTCGATCATCGCGCCGTTCTCCCCGGCGATCACCGGCGCGCAGATGGTTGCCGGGCTCACAATCTCAGTGAAGCTCGCCAACACCACGACCGGGCCGACGACGATCACCGTCAACTCGAATGCCGCGGTGAACGTCAAGTTCCCGGACCTTACTCCGATCGGCCTCAACGACCTCAAGGCTGG